CGCCAGACTCTGGTAGAACTGTAGAGATTCTTGGTACTGAGCCTCTGGGTTCGTTAGAGTTCCATGAAGGAGTTCCCGCGCCCGACCAAGAAGAGTCCTAACTTCTTCGAGGCAGTGTTGTGCCTCTGGGTTCTCTAGATTAACGTCTTCTAAATGCGGAAGGACCCGATTTTCCAGTTCGTAGAGTGCTTGCTCCATTTTTATTATAAAATATAGAATCATTGTACTTAAGTATCATAATCTCTTGGAGTGCCGGGGTTCCCCCATTTGGGGGTTTTTTACAGTAAATTTTACAATTACAGCAGTCCCTCCTATTTAGGAGTTGTCTTTTGTTTGCATAACACCTCAGAGGTAAGTAAACGTCTTTTGCAAAGTATCGCACGATTCTATCTATGAATATCATCTATAATAGTTTCTCTCTGACCCAATCTCTATCCCCCTTAAAAATCTTAGAGAGTTTGGGATCTTTTCGTCTAAAAAGGATCATGAGGACGTTGAGTCTTCTAAAGAGACTAAGTGGAGGCTCACCAGCTCGCACGACACGCATGAGCGCACGGTGTCGTGCGAGTTTGGACTTTTCCCTTACACCCTCATATCCATGAGCACTGAGGATACCAGAGTTACTGAGGGGGATGATTACCATCATTTATTATATGGTGGGAATATATTCCCACCTAAGGTCGTGGCATATTTTCTTCCATATGACGTCTTGTTGGTACAACTTTTCCTTCGATTTGAGGAGGGGGAAGTATTGGAGATAGTCATCTTCACCTAGGAGTTCACAGAACTTGTAGAGGACGTAGGAGTAACTGAGGAAGTTTTTCCTTTCTGTGGGACAGTTATTGTCGAAGGGTTTTTGGATGTCCTTGAACATCATGCGGAGACACTCTTCCAACTCTTGTGGCATATTTGGTGGTTTGATTCCATTAAGTATATTTGTGATATACGGTACATGTTCATAGTACTTATTCAAGCGAAGCTTCTTTAGGAGTCCCCGGATTTTTGTATGCGTAATATCTTCAAGTTTTTTAATTTTTATCTTCTTCAATTCCGATCTCAATTGTTCTATAACTTCGTCGGGAATACAAGTCATTTCCTGCGCTTGAAACTGTGATATCCATTCATTGAAATGATTTTCCCGTTTGTATGAATAATTTATAATTTTTTCAGTCGACTCTTGTTCTTCTTTGTATGTCAATTCTGAACTTATAATCGAGGCTATGATTTTACCACATGAAGCACACACCATGTCACTAGTATCGTAACAATGTATTATGTTACTATCTGTGCATGTACTACAAACATCCACATTTTTCACAATGGGTCTATCTATATTCTGTTTTTCAACATTGATTAGATAATCTGTGAATATATCTTTTCTTTTGAGACCGACAGTCTCTTTAGCATTAAAAATATTATCGGTGTTTACTTCTTCATCATTCTCAATAGAATGTTGATTCATGTAGGGCATACAGTTCATCATGTATTCCGACATTTCATGTTCGTACCTACTTTTATTGGATGGATCTTTATCTATAAGTTTGGACCACTCCTGCAACTTGTTGTTATATCTACTTAAAAAGTTTCCTTCCATTATATAAAGAAATGTTGTTTAAACTTTTAAGTATCATTTTTCATTTTTTTAGAAAACTTACAACATATCCAGATTACCATATAGTTTCAGAAGAACTTGAATATGAAGTTGAGAATACTATGAAATATCAGGTTGAAGATGAATTTTGGAGAATGGAAAGTAAAAGTTGGGATGGTATTTTGAAGGAATATTGTGTGGATGTGACTGGTAAAAAGTTTAGAAACACCACCATTCCCCAAAATGTAAAATATGTAATCATCCGTACGACATATTCATTTAATGGACATTTATATAAATCTATAACCAACGACATCAATTTTAAACCAGGAGAGAATGATGATAGTTGTATGTATTTTAATGTCCCGTTGAGTAGTGTTTATTTACTTGATCACAATGATAAACCGGTAAGAAACATTACTGAAAAGGTGAAACGATATATTGGACCGAGAAATGACTTCCATAAACAGAGAGTATCGCTATACCACTTTCTATATTATGATATGGAAACCTTGAGGAATAGATTCCCAAAGATAAAAATTGTAAATAGTTTGGGTATGAAGAAGACTATATCCACACTAGATGGTTTTACAACTGATCTTCGGATACCTTAGTTGCCAGGTAAAATTTAAGTTCTCCCAAGTTTGCTACATTGTATTTTAAAATTAAAAATCGATTTCCATTTTCTTGAATAATTTGAACGGAAGAGCACATACTCGTCGCCTTCGTGAAGATATTCAGGTACCTGAGACTGTACAATCCCGCTATATCCGGACTCTCTTCCTGACAATCGATCGTTGTTTCCTGGTTTGCAAAATCTCCATCACAAGTGAAAGATATTTTCATCCCATGCCTCCGAATCTGAATTTCTGATCCAATATTTGACATATCCCTACACAATCTTTGAAAGTCCACGGATGGGAGAGTGGTCACGGTAGTCATAGTCACCTCTGGTACCTCAATCTTACTTTCGTTGATATCCAGGAGTTTGAGTTGAAATTTCGTGTTGGTCTTCTTCGACTCACTCATAATTTCAATGTCCATGTATTCTTTCGAATTGATTTCAATTTTAAGGACATCATTATTTGTAATAGTTTTTAAAAGTTTGAATGTATTTGAAATATTGATTCCCGCTATAATTTCATCTTGATCACAACTATATTCTTCAAAATTATCGGCTGATAGAAACATGTCTATAAGTGACGTCCTCGCTGTATCTAAAGTCACAATCGTCATTCCTTCGGGTTTAAAGTAAATATTCACATCATTCAATATATCTTTTAAAACTTCGAATGTCGATTTAAAGGCTGTAGCTTGGATTGTTACAAGTTTCATATCTTAATATTTGGTGCGTCACATCTTTAAATCTGTATATGGTTCACCTTTTGAGACGTCGCGGCTTATTTTCTCTTCAAGTTCTTTTGTCATTGCTGGCTGCAAAGATTTACCATATTCATCTAGTGTAAACATGTCAGATTCACCCCTCCCATCTAATGTGGACATTGAACAAAAACCACCTCCAATATTTGTATTTGATATCTCCTTCGCTGGTAACAGTGAATCAAGCCAATTTTTTATTTCGATACCCACCAGAATCTTACCGTTTTTTGTCAACATAGTCGGTACACGATTGATTTTATGTTTATAATTTGGTGGAACACCTTGTGTATTTACATTGTGATAATGAACCAGCTGTTTTAATTGTTGATGTTTGCTAATATATTCAATAATTTCCATTGAATGTTTACACCTCGGGCTGTATATCAGCAGAGACATATATTATATAGATTGTATTTTCTAAAAAAAAATTAACGCATAGTAGTAAAGATGAGATACATATACTTTGTCGCCTTGATCGTGCTACTCCTTTTCCTGATGTACAGGCAGGAGACTTTTAGTCTATCAGGCTACACCAAACCAGTTGGCCCAATTAAGTTTGATGACCCCAGACCAGATTTATCCGGTTACACCGAGGTTGAGGTAAATATCAATAATGATACAATTCAAGAATTTGTTCTACAAACAAATAAGGAAATTTCTAAACGCATTGGTGTTTGTACCTATATAATAGAAACAACCTCTGTCAAAAAATATTCCGGCAACGAAGCGGATATCTACGAGTGTATGTTTATGGTTGTGAAAAATAACGGTTTTGCCTTTGGGTTTTCCGTTACATCCTATTTTGAAGTCATTAATGGGAAGGTCAGCCTCAAAGCTCTTCGCTCCCAACCAATCGGTATCCAGGCCCCTGATGATGTCACACCCTTCGTAGACGGTGCGAGGGGGAAGGAATTCATCGAATATAACCTAGTCAGGGAGACTGCTATACCATCGAAGAGTGAGTTGGATTCAGTCAAAAATAATTTACAGTAAATGTAATGATAAGCATCGAAGATGTTTTAAAAATTGATGAAAAGAGGAAGCAGATCAGGAAAGAAATTTACATGAAAATATATGAACAATTTTCGACTAAGATTAAACAGTCGGTAGAACTCGGACATAAACAACTTTTCATGACCATTCCCCATTTTTTAGTCGGGTATCCAGTATTCGACAGAGCTGCTGCTGCGAAGTATATCGCGAGACAGTTTACACTTGGTGGATTTAAAGTTCAATTGGTCAGTGAGTTTGATATATATGTAAACTGGATGACCCCAAAGAAGAAAAGGGGAAAGACGGGTACAGCCGATGACGGAGATTTCCCAACGCTAATGAACCTCAAGAAGATGGCGAATCAGTACAGGCGGGGTGCGTAGTAAAAACCAATTTTAAAAAACCCCTTAATCATAAATGGACAACTTGAACGTTTTGGTAGAAGCTAAAAAGGAGTATATGGGGCAACTCTGTCTCATCATGTGTCCAGCTATGATTGAAGTTTTTCAGGATATGTACAACGAGGCCGTCACCATGTCTAAGGGCAGGAAAGTCTTAGTTATGTTCCAGAAGTTATTGAAGGAGGTGCCAAACTGGTCTAATGCCATGTCTAAGCAGCACTCTGATAATATCGCAAACAGGTGTGCGTGGTTCAACGACCTCCTAGCAGCGGTATTTGTCGCGTGCACCAAGATTCTCTCAGCTGTTCGCCTCAAGGCTGATAACAAGAAGATAGCCCTAAAGCTTCCAACAAATGAAGTTTTCATTCAGACGTGTTACAATAACGTCGCTAAGGATTTGTACAAAGATCCTTACATTTTTCACGAAGACCAGAGTGAACACGCCAGGGATGAAATACTGACGTCGCGTTTCTGTGCGTGCATCGAGGTAACCATCAAGGAACTCATCCCCGTTCAACAGATTCTCCAGACCTACATGTCCCAAGAGTCTAGGGATATAAATCTGGGTGGCGAAATTGAGGATAGTCCAGATCCCGATGTGTTGGAGGACTTTGACGAAGAGCCCGTGGGGGAACCAGAGGCATTTGGGGACCCACCCCCCATGGAGTCTGGGGATCTCCCAGAACCAGAGGGTGAAGCCCAGGTGGAACCGGAGATGGAACCAGAATCTGAGGTACAGCCCCCCATGGAGCCAAAAATGACTGGTTTGGAAAATGAATTTAAGACCATTCCGACTGTCAAAGATCCTCAGGCCGAAGAAGAAGATGACGGGGTCCTATTTGGCGACGCACCAGAGCAACGTACAAAAAATCCCAGGTATAATTAAATGGAACTTTCCGATTACTTACGCGACCCCATGAGTGCCGCTTTAATCGCCGGTGGTATAACTGCTGGTTATATTCATATCAAGGCTCAACTTAATAACGAGGGGAAGTTGGAACTTAGCAAGTACGCTAAACCCGCCGTCCTTAACGCGATCATGGTGTTTTTCATCGTATCTCAGGGTCTCGGTAAAAAGGAGGTCATTTCAAGTGAACCATTCTAAAGTTAAAGATTATACACAAATACTAAGAAAATGGCATCTGTTTCGGCATTCAACGATATGATGGGTCAGTTTCTTGTGGAATTGCACAAGACTTTTCCAGATGAAAAGGGCATTAAGAAGATGTTAGCTTCTTTCGATTTAATTAAGAGCACCAACCCGCGCATTATTGTGGACGGTTTCATGAAGGGTGTCTCTCCGTATTCAGACAAGATTTCCGCAAAGGATGAAACTTTCCTTTTGAAGGAGATTGACACAATTGACGTACTGAAGGATCTCAATATCAAAACGTACTGGACCAAAATGTCTGAGAACACGAAGAACGTCACCTGGCAGTACCTCCAGACACTGTACATGCTTGGGACGACCATCACCTCTATCCCCGAAGACACTCTCTCTATGATTGAGGGTATCGCGAAGGACTGCGCAGATAAGATGCAAACAGGTGATGGTAACATAGACCAGGATGCTCTGATGAAAATGATGGGTGGACTGCTTGGCGGTCTTCCAAAAAAATAAACCTTAACATATACTAAATGAAGGCTTGGTTCGACAATCCTCAGCAACTCATTAACGCCGAAAAGGTTTTACAGTTTTGGCCCACTAGGGAACAAACACCAGAAGAGAGGGTGAATGCCGCCTCTCGGTTTGTGATCTATATGTGTTGTGTATTGTACCTCATTCGCCGCGATCCTCGTATACTCGTACTTGGGTTGGTCGTGTTGTCTGTGATTTATGTTTTATATACATCCAAGATGGTCAAAGAGAAATATGGGGGTGACGTCAAACCCTCCAAGTGCCAAAAACCAACCCAAGATAACCCTATGGCAAATGTCCTAATTACTGATTATACGGACGCACCAAATCGATTAGAAGCTTGTTATTATGCTAATGTGAAACCTGCGACAGGGGATCGCATCCCATACGATGGGGGGAGATCCCGCACCCCCATGCCCAAATATCAACGTAACGGTCTCGATCGTCAATTTATTTCGAACCCGGTTACAAAAATACCAGGTGACCAAACCGCGTTTGCTGAATGGTTGTATGGACCAAAAAATGGTCCCACCTGTAGGTCTAATACTAGATTGTGTGACCCAAATGCGAGGGGGGTCCAGTTGGAGGCTTTCGCTGGTTTAGGTAGGGATGGGGACATCCGGGGTCCCAGAGGTGGTAGCGCATAGTTAGATTAATATTCTCATGTAATAATAAATGGCATATCAGCTCCAACCTGGTCTTTCCATAGTTCAAAATGCGGGGGCCATTGCTCCAGTCAAGGCGACCGACGAAGTTTTTGTATACCCCCAGCCCAGTACTCTCAATTGCTCTGGTGGAGGGTGCCGCCCCAACACCATGTTGTACGGAACCGCCCCATACATGGCGGGTAAGGGATCACCAGCGCAGCACATAGATACAAGTGATCAACTTAGACCCCAAAGCACCTCCCGTTTTAACAAAACCATTGTCCAAACATATGAACGTAAACTCTTCCCCCTCACGAACATGGAGTGCAAGGTCCCTCTCCGAACCATGAATTATGAACCTTCGAGCACACGCGCAGAAGTTCAGAATGGTCTTTTCCAGCAAAGGTATTACCCCAATAAAAATATTAATAACAAATAAGAATGGCTGACCCTATATCCCTCATGGCTGTAGCCAGTCTCATATTTGCTGGGCGAACTTTGAGTAAACCCCACAAGGCTGTAGTTGGTCCTTCCCCGGAAGTCGACGAAGCCCCAGTCGTTGAGAACGATGATTTTTCACCCATGGCCCAGACACAATCTCGCTACATTAAAGAAGACTTTTTAACACGGACAGGTATTCCACACAAAAAGGAGATGGAAGCTTTTGGGGACGTCTCCATTCAACAGAGAAGTGGGGGACAGGAAATCCTAAACATGAGGAACCGTATGTATGACCAAGGACGAATGAACAACCTCTCACCCATCGAGAAGCAGCTAGTTGGTCCAGGTTTGGGGGTTAGTGCGGATGTTCCAGCAACAGGTGGATACCAGCAATCATTTAGGGTGAACCCCATCAATGTTGGTGAGTACCGTTTGACAACTCTTCCAGGACGAGCAGGTCCAGCGAAGGACATCACCGGTGGTCGCTCTGCGGTCGTTGGACAACTCACCCACAACAAACCGGAAACAACCGCACATTTACCATCTCGATTACCCGCCATGCCCGGGCGCGCTCAGGGTATGTCAGGTGTTGTTCCCCGCAATGAACACGAGAAGACCAAGAGAACAACCAACCGTTCAGAAACTGGTTTGCGCAATGATGGACTTGGCTTCAACGGCGCGAAGCGATTTGTTCCAGCCCAGACGGTGTCCCAAGATCCAACCCGATTTAAGACCGATCGCAACGATGAGCAGTACGGTTTCAACAACCAACCCGCACCAGGTATAAGCAGCTTCTACGGGGCGTATACAAACGGTGCAGCCTCCAAGGTGACTGCGCGCACCAACGACGAACTCATGAAGTACGGTTTCCGACCAGAAGATCGGCGTGGGAAGGCGAATCGTATGGGTAACGCGGGTAGAATGAATGTCCGTGAAAGTGCTTTGAAGCAGGGTGGTCGTCTCACGGCGGTTCGGAGTGACACCAGCCGTGTAGATGGGCGCATGAACGCAGCGAACGGTGGCTGGACCCAAAACTACCAACAAAAACCATTCCACCAGTTTAACGCTTACAAGGGCAACGCGAATCCAAATGCGAATTCTTTGGATATCGCAAAGGTACAACTCCAGAAGAACCCCCTCGCACATAGCATTTCCCAATAAATTACTCACCTCCTTAGACAAAAACAGTCATTAAAATTATATACCGTAATTTTAATGAAGGTTCATACACTGGATATAGATAGTAGCGAAAGAGACGTCACCGTGTACCCGTACGCAAATAATTATGTAATCAGGTTGGAAAACCCGATTTATGATATTTCAGAAATTTCTCTCGTTTCTGCCCGAATTCCAACACCCCAGCTCACCACGTGTGTAACCAATAAATCCTTCACAGTAGACGGGAACGTGTATACACTAGATGAAACAAACTATACGAATGGGTCACTGTTAGCTACAGACATAGACACGAAACTACAGGGTTCTAGTGTAGATACAGTTGTATTCGATGCAGATACAAATCAACTGACTCTATCAAATTCAGCCGCTACGCACGAATTTACTCTGGGTTTTAGAACCGGTGTGAACGGTTTCATGAGTAATAATACACCATTGACGACGCCCCACCAGGTGTTGGGATTTGGTTCGAATGATTACACCTCCTCTGCACACACTCTCACATCGGGTTCAGTCAATTTATCTGGACCAAACTCACTTGTACTAAAACTTTCTACGGGATCCGATGAATTCACAAAGACTGTATATTCTTCATCCCCGTTCTATACTGGGCATATTCTTCTAAACGGTACAGATTTTGTCAATGTACACGGTAGTGATGACCCCATCGTACACAATTTTTACAAAGGTTCTCAAAAACATATACAAGATATCAAACTCGAGTTTTTCTACA